ATTAGGATATAACTATAGCGTTATTACTCCTTACGATCTTGTTGTTCCACCGAATACATTTGAGACCTTATGATAATTTTTAAGAAAGTCCGAGCCAAGAATTTTCTTTCTATTGGTAATCAATATCTGGAATATGACCTCAATAAGGACCATTTGACTATTATAAAGGGAATTAACTCTAGTGGTAAAACTTCGGTCTTAGACTGTATAACATTTGCACTGTACAAAAAAGCCTACAGAAGTATCAATCTACCACAGTTAGTCAATAATATTAATAAGAAAGATTGCGTTGCTGAGATTGAATTTAGTATTGGTGAAACCGAGTGGATGGTTAGAAGAGGATTATCACCAAATATCTTTGAGATTCACAAAAACGGAAAGATGTTGGATCAACATTCTTCCGCGATTGAACAGCAAAAATGGTTGGAAGAAAATGTTCTCAAAATGTCTTATAAGACCTTTGTTCAGATTGTCATTTTGGGAACCAGTTCGTTTATTCCCTTCATGCAATTGGTTCCTGCCGATAGACGAGAGGTTATTGAAGACTTACTGGACATCAAGCTTTTCTCTTCCATGAATCTTCTGGTGAAAGAAAAGATCAAAGAAATGAAGGATAGTGTTAAGATTCTTAATCTACAAAAAGATTCTTGTGAAGATAAGATTCAAATGCAGAGGAATTTTATTGAGAATCTAGAACAAAGAAGCCGAAACGACATACAAGAAAAGAGTGATACTATTACACAACTCTTTGCATCTGTTGAATCTATTCAGACTGAAAACAGTGTTATCAATAGTCAAATTCAAGAACTTCAAACAAAACTTGAAGAACTAACAGATGTATCGGATAAGTTAAAAGTCTTAATGTCCGATAAAACCAAACTTACAATCCAAGCCCAGAATCTCAAGGAAACGTTTAAATTCTTCAAAGATAACGATACTTGTCCGACTTGTTCACAACATATTGAAGCCGAGTTCAAAAAGGAAAAGCAAAAAGAAACTAAAAAAGAAATGTCTGGTCTTAAGAAGACGTATGATAACTTATTAGAAAGTATTGAATCAGAAACTCAACGACAGAGTCGGTTCAGAGAGGTTTCTTCAGAAGTTACAGATCTGAATCAAAAAATCTCTTATAACAATTATCAGATACAACAAAGACAGAATCAGATCAAGGAATTACACAAACAAATTAAAAAAATCACAGATGCTATTAATAGTAAAAACGATGAGCATCAAAAGATGGATGAATATGTAAAAAATCTTGACGAGATTAAGACTGGTGTTGCAGAAATTAAAGATGAGATTTATAATCACGAATATGTGCAGTTACTACTTAAGGACTCTGGTGTAAAATCCCGAATCATTGAAAAGTATCTGAAGATTATCAATTCTCAAATCACCAAGTATTTGAATCTTCTAGAGCTTTATGTAAACTTTACATTAGATTCAGAATTCAATGAACAGATTATGACTCCGACTTTTGAGAACTTCTCTTATGGTAATTTTTCAGAAGGTCAAAAGAGGCGGGTTGATCTAGCATTATTGTTCACCTGGAGATACATTAGTTCTCTTAAGAATTCAGCCAATACAAATCTTCTTATTTGTGATGAAATTCTTGATGGTTCTCTAGACGAAATGGGACACTTCGCTTTTCTTAAAATCATCAAAGACGAAATGAAAAACTCTAATGTCTTTGTTATTTCACATAGAGATGGTATTGAGCATCGTTTTGATAAAGTTATTAGTATTGAGAAAAAGGGTAATTTTACCGTTAAGACCGAGAACTAATAAATACTTCAATAAACTCAAAAATTACTATGTCTGATTATAATAACAATCTACATGAGGCTTATCTTTCCGTTTACAAGAGTGACCAAGAATTAGCTCTTGATTATCTTGTTTCTGAAGGTTATGCTGAAACTTCTGATGAAGCAATGGAGATTTATGAGCAACTAGAGGATGGCGTTATTGAAGGTATTCTTGACGAAATTCGTGGTTGTGGTGGAAAAGTAGATCCTGAAAACGGTAAATATGGAAATGGTGATTCTTCTGCTATGATGCTGTCACCGAAGAAAAAAGCCGAAATGATGGCCCGCCGAGCCAGAATGGAAGCACCTTCTAGTGGTCCTGGCCGTAGTCGTCATATGGCCCGCGCCGATCGTATGGATCGGGTTGCCAAGAGTATGAAGGAAGAAGCTGAAGATCTTGGTGAAGGTAAAGCTGAAGCGAATCTAACACCCTTACAAAAAATCAGAAAAAGAAATCAAGATCCATCTCTTGTTATGTCTACTGGTGGTAAGACAAGTGAAAGGCGGTCGTATCATGAAGCAGGTAGAGGTATGAAAAAAACCAAAGGAGAAAAAAGTGCTTTTGGTACAATGAGACATGTCGGAGGTCCATATAAAGAAGATGTTGATACTTATGATCTAGTTCTAGAATATCTTCTGGATAAAGGTTTCGCTGATACCGAAGATTCGGCTCTACAAATTATGAGTAATATGAGTGAAGACTGGCGTGGTAGTATTTTAGAAACTTTATCTAAAACCCAAGAAAACCTCTGAATATACGGTCAAACCAAAAGGGCTTGACAAACCAGACAATGTGTGGTATAGTACCTGAGATGTTCCTAAAAGGGACCTCAGGTATTTTTATTGAAATAAATTATGGTTCAAAATAGCATTTGGAAATACAACGAAGGACAGATTCTTAAAGAGTTAGAAGAATATGTTGCCAGTACCTACGAGCAGCATTATGTTGATGTTGAAAATGACGGCCTTCAATCTATAGATAGAATCTTACATGAAAGGCGAGAAGGATTCTTGGCCGGTAATATTACTAAGTATATTGATCGTTTTCATCTAAAAGGTACACCCAAGCGAGATCTTTTTAAGATTCTACATTATACGATTCTTCTTATTAATCATCTTGAGCTTGTGAATAAAAACGATACGGAATCTTGAGCTGATAGGAGATAAGACATAACACAAAATTGAACTTTTGAAATTAAAAGTATGAAATTAACTAAAAACACAATTGAAATTTTAAATAATTTTAGGGGAATTAACGAAAATCTTGTCGTCTATCCTGGCAATAGAATTCGTACACGTAGCGAAGATAATAGAGTTTTTGCCGAGGCAACGGTAGAAGAAACGTTTGAGCGGGAATTTGGTCTTTATGATCTGAAGAGTTTTATTTCAGCCTATAACATCTTGAAGGATCCTGAATTGGTCTTTTCTGATGAGGATTATGTTCTAATTAAAGAAGGACGAAGTGAGATTAAATATTTCTTCTCATCTACCTCTTTTCTCACCGCTATTCCACCTGATAAAGAATTGCTACTAAAAAGCAAGGATGTTTGCTTTCATCTAACTCAGGAACTAATGGACAAAATCTCCAAAATGTCCTTGTTTGATTCTGACCGTAAACATTGGATTGTTGAGTTTAAAGGTGAAGATGGGGAAATCTATCTGAATGTTTATCATAAAGATAATCCAACGATGACATCTTATACTACAGTTGTAGGTAAAACAACCGATGTTTTCTGTATTCAAACATTTCTGGATAGTTTTGTTTTAATGTCTGGAGATTATGAGGTTGTTCTTTCTAAGAATCCATTTTTGCTAGAGGCGACAAACACCAGTAGAAATCTTCGTTACGTTCTACCCATGTCTCCCGATTCTACCTTTGAAGGTTGATGTATGAAAATAGATTATTTGTGGGTTGAACAATACGCTCCGAATACGATTGACGAGTGTATTTTACCAGTTGCTATTAAGAAGCAATTCATTGATATTAGAGACTCTAATACTATTCCCAATATGATTCTGGCTGGTGAGAAGGGTCGGGGTAAAACTGCCACTATTCGCGCTTTGGCTAAAGAATTAAAGAGGGATATAATGGTTATTAATGGTTCTGATGAACGAACTATTGATATTATTCGTAATAAAGTTAAAAACTACGCATCAACGGTCTCGTTAAATCCCGGTAAAAAGATTCTTCTAATTGACGAGGGTGATAACATGACCAACGATGCGCAGTTGGCACTGAGAGGATGTATTGAGGAGTTTCAGAGAAATTGTACATTCATCTTCACCTGTAATAATCTCAATGGCATTAAAGAGCCAATTCAATCTCGTTGTCCACCAGTTATCTTTAGAATTCCTTCTGAAGAAAGACCCGTTTTGATGAATGAGTTTTATAAGAAAATTCAAAAGATTTTAGAAGACGAGAATGTTGTTTGTGATGATGATAGAATTCTTGTCAAATTTATTGCAAAACATTTTCCAGATTTTAGAAAAACTCTACATCTTCTACAGACTCATTCAAAAAGTGGAACTATCGGAACCAATATTCTATCTCATGTAACGGATATTAATCTTACACAACTTTTCAAATATCTGAAAGAACAGAAGTTTATGGAAGTTCGTAAATGGGTTGTAGAGAATGTGGATAACGATAAGAACACTATTCTCCGAAGAGTTTTTGACGGTCTGGATGATGTGATGGAAAAACCTTCTATTCCGGTAGCAATTTTGATTCTCTATGATCACATGAGCACAACCGCCGGAGATAATGAGATAGATCTTATGGCAGGTTTTACAAAGTTGATGGCAGAGTGTCAATGGCTGTAGAATTAAAAGATTGGATTAATTCTATTACGTTTACCAAAGAGGATTTATCTGAACATATTTCTGATTATCCTCATTATATCATAAACAAAATTCTGGGGGCTGATAGAAGTTTAGTTCTGCTTGTTAATGAGCTGAATAAACGCTACATGATGCAACCCATTATGCAATACAAGTTTCTACTACATGCAGTTCCAAGAAAAAAACGATTCAATCCATATCTTAAAAAAACAAAAGACACTAACGTAGAATTTATTAAAGAATACTTTAATATTAGCACAGAAAAAGCAAAAGAGTATTTGACCGTATTAGAAACCGAACAGATACAAGATATCAAACGCCAGCTATTTAAGGGTGGCAAACTCTAAATACATTATGTTTATTATTACACTTTAGGATTAATTAACTATGAGTAACCTTGATCAAAATTACATTCCCTTTGATGAAATTGAACCACTTTATGTTTCATTAAAAGAGCCAGACGACTTCTTAAAGATTCGGGAAACAATCTCAAGAATCGGCCTTCTTTCCCGACATACTAACGTTCTTTATCAGTCTTGTCATATTCTGCATAGTCGTAGAGGAACTCTTTCTCCTTATCGGATTTGCCATTTCAAAGAGCTTTTCGGTCTAGATGGTAAACAGACTACAATCACACTAGACGATATGCAGCGTCGGTCCACTACTGCTAGACTCCTAGAGCAGTGGGGTCTTCTGGTGATTCTTAATCCCGAAGTATTAGAGAAGTATGGTTATTGCCCTCTTAACAAGATCAAAGTAGTCAGCTTTAAAGAGAAAGTTGAAGGTGTTTATCGCTTAGAAGCAAAATATACCATTGGTAATAAGACCCAGAAAGATCCTGGCAATGAAAACGTTTAAAGATCTTTTTCCAGTTCTGGTGGCGATTAGACCATAAATAATCGCGGGGCTACTCCCAATTATCGTCGTCTCTGGACAATCCTAAGTCATTAAGCTTTCTGCTAAATAACAGAAAGCTGACTTTTTTATAATCGGAAACAATTATACAACCTTACAACAATTTGAATATAGTTTTGTAGAATCAAAACAGGCTTGACAAATTAAGAGTTGTGTGTTAGAGTGTGTTTGATCTGAGGAACCTTCTCTAGCATGTCAACGAAATTAGTTTATTTAAAAACGGGAGAGTATGTTATAACCGAACTCTTAGAAGGGAGAGATGAAGATCGTAAGGTTATAGGATATATCTTTAATAATCCAAAGCAAATTATTGCTGGATCTGATTCGGATTGGGGAGAAAATAATACCCAGATTCAGATTAAAGTGAGTCTATTAACATGGCCTCAATTTACAAAAGATACAAGAATAGAAGTTTTTCCCGACGCAATGATCACGGCTGTTGATCCAACGGAAGAATTGTTAAAATTATATGAGGAGTCTTTTAATGAAAAAACTTGAAATTAGTATTTTCGTCTTTCCTGACGGTAAGAAGATTATCAGTCAGTTTGAACGAATCTCTGGGGATATTGGAGATCCAGATTTACGCTTAGTAGAGCCTTTTGTTTTAGAATATAATGGTGGTAATACTACAGCACTTTTGGTGGAAAATACTCATAATAGATTCTCCGAAGATCAATATGTTTTAAAACCATGGCTAATTCAGTTTACCAATGATAACGATTTTTTGATTCATTCTGATAAAATACTCGTAAGCATTGATCCAACATCTTTACTGATAAGTCTATACGAAACAGCTATTAAGTAAGTTTTATAATGAAAAAATGGTACACAAGCGTAAAAAGACTGGGTAATAAACTTTTTGTTAGAGGTTGTTATGACGGAGTTCCATATAGTGATATTGTAGAGTATCAACCAACTCTTTATCTTTTATCTAAAGAACCCACTAAATTCAAAAGTCTTGATGGTGAATATTTACGACCAGTAAAACAACCAACGATCAGTGATAATAGAAAGTTTTTAGAACAATATAAGGATGTTCATGGGTTCAAGGTCTTCGGTAATGAAAATCCAATTTATCAATATATTGCTGATGAGTTTCCAGATAAGATAGAGTTTGATATGAATTCTATCAAAACTTATTATCTTGATATTGAGACTACATCAGAGTTTGGAGGTGTTGACGTTGAGTCTGCTAGAGAGCAGATTCTTCTTATCACTTTGATGGATTATAAAACAAAACAAACGGTTACTTTTGGTTCAAGACCTTTCAATAAAAGATTAGAAAATAATACTTATATTGAATGTAAGAACGAGGCGGAATTATTAACAAAGTTTCTGATATTCTGGGAAAAATCTTACCCTGAAATCGTCTCAGGTTGGAACATTGAAACCTTTGATATACCATATCTTGTAAAACGAATTCAAAAAACTCTTGGTGAAAATGCAGCAAAAATGCTTTCTCCTTGGAAGTACATAAGAAGTAAAGAGATTATAGACCGTAGAACTGATAAAACCCAAGAAGCTTTTGAAATCTATGGTGTTAACACGATTGACTACCTCCCTTTCTTCAAAAAGTACGCCGGCATTGGTGTTGAGAACAACAAGCTTGACACTGTAGCAAAAGAGGTTCTTAATGAATCAAAATTAGACCACGAGGAATATGATACCTTTGCAGACTTCTATACCAAAAACTGGAATCTGTTTGTAGAATATAACATTGTTGATACTGTTCTTATTGATAAACTGGAGAAGAAGCTACGACTCATCCAGTTATCCGTAACCCTAGCTATGGACTCTAAAGTGAATCCAGAAGACACTCTTTCACAAGGAAGAATGTGGGATGCGATCATTTATAATCATCTTCTAGCGAAGAATATTATCATTCCGGTAAAATCCTCGCCACAAGAAAAGAATGAGAAATACTCAGGTGCTTATGTAAAAGAACCTTGTCCAGGTAAGTTTAAATGGATTGTATCTTTTGATATCTCGTCCCTGTATCCGTCTCTTATTAGAACCTTTAACATCAGTCCAGAAACTCTTGTTCAAACACCGAACTCTTACGTTTCGGTTGATAACATTGTGGATGATACTTTTGAAGTAAAACCAGAGCATAAAAACTATACCATTTGTGCCAACGGTTCAATGTATTATAAGAACCAACAAGGATTTCTTCCTAGAATTATGGAAGAAATGTTCAATGAGCGAATCATTTACAAGAAAAAAATGTTGGAGTTCCAAAAAGAGTATGAGCAAAATCCGACAACTGAACTAGAAGAGCTTGTTGCTACTTATAGAATTCTCCAAGAATCTAAAAAACAATGCTTAAACTCAGCTTATGGAAGCTTGGGTAATAACGCTTTTAGATTTTACGATATTCGCAACGCTGAGGCAATTACTTATTCTGGTCAGGCTGTCATTAAAACAGTGGAAAAGAATCTGAATGCTTATTTACAAAGACTTGTTGGTGATTCACAGGATTATGTCCAGGCCGTCGACACGGATTCAAATTTTTTACATCTAGAACCAATCGTTAATAAGATATTCAAAGATAAGGAACCAACGGAGACGGAAGTTATCAATTTTCTCTGTTCAATCTGTGATAATCAAATTCAAGGTGTTATTGACGATATTTTTATTAGCTTTACTCAAAGAACAAATGCCTTTGAAAACCATCTTCATATGAAGAGAGAGAAAATCTGCTCTTCTGGATTATGGAAAGCCAAGAAAAATTACATTCTTAACGTATGGGATAATGAGGGTGTACGATACTCAGAACCAAAAATTAAAATTAGCGGTATTGAGGCTGTTAAAACCTCTGTCCCTGCAATTTGTAGAAACCGAGTGAAAGAGGCATTCAAGATTATTATGAACAAAGAAGAGGAGGATCTTATTAAGTTTGTCAAAGAATTTAAAGAAGAATTCTTCGCTTTACCACCAGAAGATATTTCTTTTCCACGACGGGTTAGTGATGTTGATAAATGGAAGAGTCCAACCACTACATACATCAAACGCACCCCAATTCAAGCGAGAGCAGCGATTCTTTATAATAAACAAATAACGGATAAGAATCTTCTAAACAAATATCCAATCATAAAAAATGGGGAGAATCTTAAGTATTGTTATTTGAAGGAACCAAATCCATTAAAAGAGGATGTTGTTGGTTTTGTTCAAAGATTTCCAACTGAATTAGGACTCGTAAAATTTGTTGATTATCAAAAGCAATTTGAATTATCTTTTTTACAACCATTAACAAAAATTCTGGATGTTATTGGATGGCGAACAGAAAAAACTTATACCTTAGACGAATTATTTACATAAACTTATGGACTTTCTTAAAAGCGTAGTAAAAGATTTTGGAGCCGAGTATGCGGCTGTGGCAGCGGATATTACTGAAAATGAAACCTTTGTTGATACTGGATCTTATGTTCTCAATGCTTTAATTTCTGGTTCCATTTTTGGTGGAATATCTCAGAATAAAATTAGTATGTTAGGAGCACCCCAAGCTTCGGGCAAAACATTCATCGCACTTTCTGTCGTTAGAAATTTCTTAGACAAAAACCCCAAAGGAATCTGCCTCTATTTTGATACAGAACATGCGATAACCAAAAAAATGTTAGTTGAGAGAAATCTTGATGTAAACAGAATTGCTATTATTCGTTTGGTTACTATTGAGGAATTCAGACAGAAAGCTCTTAAAGCGGTGGATATTTACACCAAAACACCGGAGAGTGAGCGAAATCCTTGCATTATGGTTCTTGATTCTTTAGGGACTCTATCTACAAACAAAGAAATCAGCGACACTCTAGCTGAAAAAGATACCCGAGATATGACAAAGGCCGCTCTTGTTAAGGGAGCCTTTAGAATGCTTACTCTTAAATTGGGCCAAGCAAATATTCCGTTAATTGTTAATAACCACGTTTATGATACAATGGCATTGTATGGTGGTAAAGCCATGGCCGGAGGATCGGGCGCACTCTATTCTTCTTCAACAATTCTTGAAATTTCAAAATCAAAGGAAAAAGAGGGTACGGAAGTTACTGGTGTTATCATGCGGTTTAAGACTGTTAAATCTCGCTTCAGTAAAGAGAACCAGACTACAGAAGTGCGTCTTTATTATGATGAGCGAGGTCTAGATCGTTATTACGGTCTGATTGAATTGGCTGAAGAAGGTGGTGTGATTCCTAGAATTGGAAATCGTTATGAGATCAACGGTAAAAAACTAGCCAGGAAGACTATCCTTGATTCACCAGAAGAATATTTTACCCAAGAATTGTTAGAGCAAATAGACGAATATGCCAAAACGAAGTTCCTCTACGGTATGTCAGCAAAAACCGAAGAATCAGAAGAAGATCCTGCTGACTGATCTTATTGAAGTTTATGATAACGTATTGGATTTAAAAACCTGTAAAAGTTTAATAGATGCTTTTGAATCCGATACTGAAAATCATGAAATTATTGATGAAGACAAAAAGCCTTCATTCACACAATTTAATTTGACACAAAATTTAGGAGACTCATTAGAACTTAAAAATCTACACGATCATATTATAATGAAAACTTTTGAATACAAGAAAAATTATTATGATCATATAGATGAGAGAGTATTCCCAGAGTCACATAATTTTGAGTATTATAGAATTAAAAAATATCGTAATAACGGAGAGGATCTTTTTGATACTCATGTTGGTATCAAAGATCATGAATCATCTAGACGATTTTTATCTTTTCTCTTCTATCTGAATACTGTTAAAACTGGTGGCGAAACCGTATTTGAGGGTATGACCATTAATCCTAAAGCTGGAAGACTTGTTATATTTCCTCCAATGTGGATGTTTCCTCATAAAGGATGCTGCCCTATCAGTAACGATAAGTATATTTTAACAACTTATTTACATTATAAATGAACGATAAAGTAGAACTTTTGGTTTTGAAAAATTTAATATTTAATGAAGAGTACACAAGAAAAGTTCTTCCATTTTTAAAGTCTGAATACTTTCAGGATTATTCACAACGAGTCATATTTGAAGAAGTAAATTCTTTTATAACATCATATAATAAATTACCAACTGTAGATGCTCTTGATATTGAAATCTCAAGAAGAACAGATCTAAATGAGAATTCATTTAAAGAGATTAATAATTTATTGAGTGGGTTTGTTTGTGAGAATGTTTCAATTGACTGGTTGTTATCAACCACAGAATCATGGTGTAAAGATTCAGCAATCTATATTGCAATCAGAAAATCTATCACTATTGCTGAAGGTAATGACGAGAAGTTGGGAAGAGATGCAATTCCTTCTATCTTACAAGATGCCCTGGCAGTTTCTTTTGATAACAACATCGGACACGATTATTTTGAAAATAGTGATGAGAGATTTGAATATTATCATGATGTAGAAGCCAAGATTCCGTTTGAAATTAATCTTCTGAATCAAATAACCAAAGGTGGTGTTAAGAGTAAAACTCTTAATATGATTATGGGCACTACCAATGCTGGTAAATCTATATGCCTCTGTAGCTTCGCATCTTCGTATCTGAAACAGGGTAAGAATGTTTTATACATAACTCTTGAAATGTCAGAGGAAGAGATTGCGAAGAGAATAGACGCTAATTTGCTTGATATCAATATTGATTACATGGAGAAGGTTTCAAAACAAATCTTTAATGATAGAATAAGAACCTTACAAAATAGCGTAAATGGAAAACTAATAATTAAGGAGTATCCCACCGGAGGAGCCTCTGTTAATAATTTTAGATCACTTTTAAATGAATTAGACTTAAAGAAAAAGTTTAAACCTGATGTCATTATTATTGACTACCTCTCTATCTGTGCCTCATCTCGTTATCGTAAAGGAATGGCGAACTCTTATGAGTACGTTGGATCTATTGCGGAAGAAGTCCGAGGTTTGGGAAAAGAGGCAGATGTTCCGATTTGGTCTGCTATTCAATCTAACAGAGATCAACAAGCAAATACCGATCCTACATTGGCCGGTATTAGTGAATCAGCAAAAATCGGACACGTATCAGACTTTCTTTGTGCTATCATTTCTAATGAAGAATTAGAAAAAGTTGGTCAATACATGTTTAAACAAATTAAAAATCGCTATAACCAAAAAAGCAAAATGACAAGATTTTGTGTTGGTATTGACTATACAAAAATGAGACTTTATGACGTAGCACAGTCAGAAGTTCCCGACGATAGCTATGAGGTTGAAGAAAAACCAGACTTATCAGCTAAATTTAAAAAATTTCAATTTTCTTGAGGAAGACTTATGATTAACGAACAATTTGACCGAATTCGTACCTGGGCCGATGCCCGGAATCTTATTGAAGGTAGTAAGCCTGTAAATCAGGTTTCAAAACTCGTTGAGGAGCTAGGAGAACTGGCAACGGGAGTTAATAAAGGTAAGATGGATCTTATTGCCGATGGTATTGGTGATGCTGTTGTGGTTCTTACTATTCTAGCCAAGCAGTGTAATATGAATATTGAGGATTGCATTGATGTTGCATGGAACGAAATTAAAGATCGTAAAGGTAAAATGGTAGACGGAATTTTTGTAAAAGAAGAGGATCTGTGATTTTAACCCGAATAAAAAAGTTCTTTAGTCGTATTCTTGGTTTTGGTGAAGACGATCATGACATTATAGATTTTGCGTCATCTTTGGTTATTGAAAATTTAACTAAGACTGAGAATTTTAAACCATATCGTAAACAGAAAAAACTGCTACGACATATACAAAAAAATAGGTTTAGTATTTGTAAATCATCTAGGCAGTCTGGAAAAACCTTGATCAGTATTGTTTATATTCTTTATGAATTATTCCATTGTAGTGATACATCTGTTGTCATTATTGGGCATAATTATAATTCAAGCCTTCATATTTTAAATAGATTACGTGAAATATTTTTAAGATCACAAATTTTTGAAGATAAGCATCTAACATTAGTTGTTGATAGAAAGGATAGATTACAATTTTCAAATGGTTCTACTGTTGAGATCATAGACTCGTCAAAAAATGCTTTCCATGGAAAGTCTTATGATATTTTTATGATTGACGAGTATGATTTTTTCAGTGAACAACAAAAATATTTTATACAAAATGTAATTTTTCCATGTGTTTTTTCTCGTGATAGTACAAAACTTATAATTTCTTCTAGTTTGGCGAGCGCACATTATGATGGTGATTTTAATATTCTTTATAATGATGCAGTTAAACGTAGAAATCAATTAGCACCATTTTTATTTCATTGGAGAGATATTCCAGGAAGAAACAGAATGTGGAGAAAAAATATGATTAAAAATATTGGGATGAATGCGTTTAATAAAGAATATAATTGTAATTGGAGGTAAAACCATGAGTAAAAAATCAGATTGCATTTGCAAACTAGAAAAAGATCAGACAATTAAAGAGGTTATTGAGGTTCTTGAACGAGAAGTTTCCAACTACTCAAAAGAGTACCAACCAGAAAGAGTTAGACGAATTGAAAACTTTATAAAGACTCTTAAGCCCTAATGGGCTTTTTTAATAGCTAAATAATTCAACTATAATTGCTACAAT